GTCACCACCAGTTCCACACGTAAAGCAGTAAAATCCCTTTCCGTCCGGATATATTTTAAGGCTCGGATTCTTATCCTGATGGAAGGGGCACTGACACAGCCCCTTCCGATTAAGCTGCAGGCCATAATACTCCGCCACTTGCTGCATGGAGACCGCTTCCTTTACCTTCCGGAACAGATCCGGATTATAACCTTTCATTATCATTAATCTTCAAACCTCGTATGACCGAGAAGTCCCTCCATTGCAAACATCCAGCCGTTCTGTCCTATATCATCAGCACAATGGATTCCGCCCTGCAGGCTTCCTATGTCGGAATTATCAATCAGACGCATATCAAACTCATCCGGATCCGGAAACCCTCTCCGGATGAGTCCTGAACGATACCCTGGGATTAATAACGGAACTTCTGGCCTTACATGAAAGGGATCCCTTCATCTCCGGATCCTTCCGGGATATTCACAAAACCGTCACTGTCCATAAAAGAAGGGGGCGCCGCGGCATCTGCCGGATTTGGTCTGCCGCCTCCGGCTCCTGTCACTGGCAACAGCTCATCTTCCGGCCGGCCACACTGCGGATCCGCCACAGTTCCGTTGTCATCGCGCGCTCTCCATTATCCTTTTCGTACTGACGGCGGCGGAAAATACCACCGAATTTTTTATTGACAAGCGTTTTCTCATTGCCTTCCTTATCCCACTGGAAAGTGAAATTGTTGGATCTTTCAATGGCAGTAACAACACCCTTAAGCCATGGCGTCCCCTTATCATCCATGTTCTGTTTAAAGACGCCTCTCCATTTGGCTTTTGGATTCGTTTCTTTTTCTGCTTTAAACTGCTTATCATAAAAGTCTGCATACTCTCCTTCTGCAATATCGTACAGAATTACAAACTTTCTCCACTCATGTCCGTTCTTATCCGTATCCGTCACTTCGGAAACCTGGCGAATCTTGCATACATATTTTCCTTTTGGAAGAGCCTGAAATTCGCCCGTATAAGCTGCCGCCTCATCGTATCCCTGTGGTTTCTTAATCATTCTTCTTTTCCTCCATGCTCTTATATTTCTTCCATCCGTAGAAATCACGAATGGTATCATCAACAAGTTTCAAATTATTTTCTATCTCCGGTTCATCGAACATCTCTTCCGGGGTTTTGGTAATATCCGATCCGTCAGTAACTGTCCGAAAGAAATGATTCCCGTTTTCGCTCATACACCGAATGCATATCGTGACCATCCCTTCCAGGCACACTTTTCGATCCAGCTGTTTTCCGATCGTTCTGAGACGCGAAACTCCAAAATCATCCGTGTCCTCATGGAAAATGATATACACAATTTTTTCCGGATCCTTCACCTCGTTCTTGACCATTTTTACCAGGCCATACATAGCGTCCGCAATATCATCATACATTTCAAATGAAGCATTCCCTTTTTTATTCCGATGGTTGGCCATAAAAAGATGTGTCATAATATATCCGGCATCGTCAATCACAAACACCTTTTCAGGGTTTTGGTTGATTGTCGTGATGATCTTTCCGATGTCATCACTGCTTCCAGTTTTCTTAAAACGTTTGCGAAATGGCAACTCCTTTTTCTCTGTATTCAGCAGTACAATCTCATCTTCATCAAAGAATTTCAGACTCCGGCTTTTCCCGCTCCCTGATTTTCCATAAATCAATACTGGTAATCCCATGATCTCCTCCTTAATAAGGCAGCGGATCTTCCGCAGCTTCCTCTCTCCCGTCTGCTGGTTCCTCATCTTCCTGCCCCACATTATCCGCAATCCAGTCATCCTCAAAAAAGCTGATACCGTTCAGACGTGGAAACAACACTTCCAGTGCCTTATTCCCTGGTGATTCCGTATGCACCCAGTAGATTGTCGTTTCATTCTTCCAGTAAAGCACACCAGAAAGGAAACTCGGCCTGGCCGGCATCGCCTCCACAGTCGTATCCAGTTCACTCCGCGATATTACCCGGTCCGACAGGGACCTGTCCGCAACTACAAATTTCAAGTCACTATGCTTCTGGCATACGATGTACTCATGGGGCCAGGCAAACAGCATTACCGGCGCTATTGCCGCAAAATCCTTCGCGGCTTTCCACTGCTCATAAGGATCCGGATAATCCGGCACTGTTTCCGGTTCGGCTTCCCCGTCCGGAGTCGTTTTGTATAAGTAACATTCATATGCTTCTGGCAGGTCTCCGATCAGCTCCATGATCGCCGCCTTAAATTTATTTGATGCGTAAGGTATTTCAATATAAAGTCCCCAGTTATCGGAATACACCAGATAATGGTCATTCACGTTCCCTACGATCAGGCCATGTTTCTTCAGGCTGGCCTTCATGATCTTTTTCAGTTCTCCTGTTTTTAAAAACATCTTCACAATCCCCTTTCCCGTTTCTCTCTCTGCTCTCGTCTATTCCGTGCTGCACCAGTGCAAGAACCATGTCCATCTCTTCAAAGGACAGATGCCACACGCCTGTAACCATGAGTTTTACAACCCGGGCTGCAACATCCATCAATACCTGCATACGGAACGGAGTCATATCCCCGCCGCCCATCAGCGGATCCCCAGATGCTCCCCACGCGGTTCCAGATGCGCCCAGTCTACCTGGCGCTCGGATAATAAGGCGCGGACAGCATCTCCATTTACCTTCGGTGGCTGCGGAATCAGGAAGCGGCCCGGGATATCGTCAATGGCCCCATCAATAACAAG